TTTTGCAAGGCATATATAGAAATCTGCATGAGTATTGTCTATAGACTCTACCATTGCTTCTATTGTGTTGTGTTTACCTAGCCTACTCCCCGAAAATTTTAGGGTTTGTTTCTTTGGATCATAAATACCCGACTTTATTGAAAATGATTTTCCAGCATCTAGCGTTAGGTCCTTTGACACGGCATGTGAGCGATTTGGCTTCCAGTCATTAGGGTATCCGTTTTCCTGCAAAACTTCAGCGATTAATTCTTCCAGGAATTCAGAAATTGCAGGTAGTCGGTATAACATGTGATGAAGCCGTAACTTCTCAAGTAAAAATATTTTCAGAATATCTTTGATGCTATCTACCATTACTCCATTGTATCCTAAAAACCATTCTATGTCTATAACCAGATACTGTACATATTTGCATGTGTAATGCAGGGTTTGTACAGGGGTGGTTTAATATCTCTATTTCGGCGAATTTTAAAATCGGCGGAGTCCTATCGGACAAATTTTAATTATTTAATCTCAAATACTGGTATAATAATCTCATAATGACTACTACCGATTGGGCACAATTTATTCTTGCTTTGCTTTCAATTGGAGCAATTGTAGCTGGATCAATTCGTTGGTATATTAAAGCTCAGGTTAAACCTATCCACGAAGCGGTTTGTGATATTCGCGCCGAGACTAAAACTAACGGCGGAACCAGTATGCGTGATGAAATTAGGTCTATTAAAGCGGAACAAGAAGAAGCAAAGCAATTAAGAAAAGCAACTAGTGATAAACTAGATCATATGTACGACGTATTGCTTGAGTATGTTTCTCGTTCTAAATAACTACTATATATAATATATAAGATATCTTAAAAACCTTACTAGTTAGTTATTTCTTTTCTTTATATATTTTAAGTATACACTATCAATACTCTGGCTTATTGAGACAAAACGGACATAAGGTATATATCTATTTATAACTCTTTGATAACAATTTCAATACACTCTGGCTTTATATTTTTAAATTCCTCATTATAACTTTTTGTTACTAATTGTCATATTCCTAACCCCATGTTTAATAGCTGTTATATAAATGAATGTTATAATCATAATGGTTGGCTCCTAGGTTGCTCTCTACCCCACCCCACTGCCCCTAGGAGTCAATCCTATTTATTATGGTATAATCAATGATATGTGCTCACCTACAATAGAAAAATTTGGGGCCACCCCAGCAAATATACAATGGACTGTTGTTCGTGGAGACTCTGCTTCTTTTACCGTATCCCTTCTTGAAAATGACGAAGTTACACAATTTGATACAGAAGGCTGGACTTTCTCAGCAACAGCGTATGACCCTATTGCAGATATTTTAGATGAACTTGTAGTCACACGAAATAGAAGTGTCGTTACTGTTACCGCCCCAGCAGATGTTACAGCAAACTGGGGAACAAAATATAAATCAGTTGTAGCAGAGCTTTCTTTTGATCTTCAGGCAATAGTACCAGACGGCCCCTCAGTCATTACCTGGACTCCAGTAATTGGAACAATATGTGTATTGGGAGATGTTTCTCCAGCAAGCACAAGAACTACAAGTGGGGTATCTTAAATGATAATTAAGATTAATGATACTAATGTTAAGCTTCCTCCACTAATAAAGATAAACGGTACAATTTTTAAAGTAAAGAAGTAGTTCGTGGCTATTTCAAAAAACATGGATGCTCCAAAAGCAAGATATGCTGAAGCAGTAAAATCAACCAAAGTTGAAGAGTCTAATAATACTGAATACATTGCTGTTCCAGGAATTCAAGGAGAACGAGGCGATGTAGGTCCAGTAGGACCACAAGGACCCGAAGGACCAAGAGGCGAAAGAGGTATTCCAGGTAAAGATGGCAAAGACGGTAAAGACGGTAAAGATGGGCCACAAGGAATACAGGGGCCCAAGGGAGATGTTGGTAGAGGCGGCGGAGAAGGTTATGAAAGTCCATCAGGTCAATATCCAGGTTGGGCATACTATCAAAATAAAAATAAAAAACCATTATTTTTAGGACCAGATAGAGGCGATGATGGTTGGGTAGATATTTTAATGGATGACGATTTAGAAAATAATGTTTTAAAGTTTCTTCCAGCAGGTTCGGTATCTTTATGGAATTCATTTACACAAAGGATTAACTTTAAGCAATTAAAGGTAGGAGCTAGAGTAGACATTAGATACGATATAGCACTTACTACCGATACAAATAGTACAGAGGCATGGATTAGAACATATATTCCAAGAGTAGAATCTCCAACTGGATACATAGGAATGTTAAAATATAAATACCCATACGAAATGTCTGTTAATCAAACTCTATATGTAGACTTATCAAAAATTAGATCAGAGGGTGGAATAATCCAAGCAAGGGCAGATAATGAAAGTACCATTATTTTAAAGGGCATGTATATTTCAGTATCATAAAAAAAATACCCCCAAGCATATAGCTCAGGGGTATCTTAATTTTGTTTAAATTCCATGTGGGAACTTATTCATCCACATCTTGGTTTTGGCAGTTATGCCTTTCCAAGCAGACCAGTTCGTACCACCTTCACTCATATGGTATGCAATTTTTGCATTTGTGACTGGATTCAGTAGGTCAAAGTTTGTCTTAAGATTAAACTTATCACGTCGCTCTGGACCTAGATCACTTATCATATTAATTTGAAATAGCCCATAAGAACTATCTCCTGTTTTTGTGTTACCGTTAAATTTAATAGGTTGCCCGTTAGATTCTTTTTTTGCTATGGCCCAGGCTTCTTTCAAATCCTGTCCTTTAAACCCTACCGCCTTCAACATCAAAGCCAAATCTTTATCTGAAAGAACTGGCTTGTTTTCATACCTTTTTAACATATTTGCTTTAGAAACGAAAAAAACCGCTTTTTGGGCGGTAACTGGTTTCTGTAGCATACTCTGTTTTAGTAAATTGTTTTTAGTAGAAGCATTTGCATTGTTTGAAAAAACAGCAGATGTAACCACCAATAACATTATCCCTAACCACACTTTAGTTTCTCTCATAGTTTTTACCTCCTAAGAAACGAATGAGACCCGTTTAGGTCTCAAATTAAGTATAGCACGATTCTACTCATAAGTACAAGTAAATGTCCGTTTTGTACTAAAATGCTATTATAACGTTTTGATAACAAAATATATCATTACTTATATGATATAATAAAAGAACTATGGCTACATATAGAGGGCAAGGCGCATCCACATACGACATTGGTGAAAAACCACCATTTGTTAATTGGACAATTGTAAAAGGAGATACAGCTTCTTTTATGGTATACCTTACAGATGATTCAAAGCAACCTTTAGTTATAGATGACTGGGACATTGAGGTAGAATTTAAAAGACCAACTACCCCAGTTGATCCTCAAATAATTACAGATGCTGCAACATTAATTTTTACAATTTTTCCAGAGCAAGATCTAGAAGATCTTGATGGTGAATTTAAGGTTAAGCTAACTGCCGCACAAACCACACTACTAAGAACAAATGATATTTTTGATATTGAACTACGCCTTCCACAGAACACGCTTGTTTGGACAGTTGCTCAAGGGAAGATTACTCTCCTTGAGGATGTTACAAACTAATGGCAACAGTTGCTATAAATAGCACTACCCCAGTTTTTACAAAAGCCATTGAAAGAGTTTCTTTTCCAAATGTAGAAGTTACTCAAGAAAAACGCGGGATAAGCATAAACTCAATTTTACCATTTAGAGTAAGATTTACAGCAATACAGATCCCAACATCTATTGCTAACATACCCGCTATTCCACTACAAATTATTGGTTTCTCTAATTATATACTTTAAAATACATGGTATAATTCAAACATGGCCAAATTATCAATTGCAAGCATTAAGTCTCTTTTTCAAACTGGAGACCGTCCAAGTCAAACAAACTATGAAGATTTGATTGACAGCACTTCTGCACGATCAACAGATCTTGGTTCTGACGGTAACAATGAAGTTACAATCAACGGTATTGAGAACTCAACAATTTTTGATAACTTTTTAACAACAGAATGGAGATCAGTAAAATACTTGATCTCAATTAAAAAGACTTCTGCTGGCGCAAATAAATATTGGGCCACAGAATTAACCATAGTCCCTGACAATACAGATGTAAATGTTAGTGAATATGGGACAGTAGACAATGATGGGAATATTGGCACCATCTCCGTGTCTAGAGCAGGAAATACAGTTTCATTAACTGTAGTCCCAGTGGGTGGGCAAACACCAATAACTCTACGCTATTTGCGTATTGGGTTAAAGGCCTAACTAAGGAGATATAAAAAATGGCAACAGTAACAAAAGATTTTAGAGTAAAGGCAGGACTGGTAGTTGAGGGATCAACTGCGACTGTCAACGGAAAAAATGTAGTAACAGCAGGTGTCGTTGACGCTAAAGGTGATTTGATTGTTGGTAGTGCAGACGATGCAGTTGCTCGTTTAGGCATTGGCTCAAACGGTCAAGTACTTACAGCAAATTCAAGTGCAACATACGGCGTTGAGTGGTCAGCCCCAGCAGCAGTTGGTGTGTTTGGTGCAAGCATTGAGTTTGAAGGTGCAACAGCAAATGCGTTTGAAACAACTCTTGCAGTAACAGACCCAACAGCAGACCGCACAATCACACTTCCAGATGCAACTGGTACAGTAGCACTTACTTCAGATATTCCTTCATCAACAACAGGACTTTCAGAAGGTACAAACCTTTACTTTACAGATGAAAGAGCACAGGACGCAATTGGTAACTCACTAGGGTCTGGTCTTTCATACAATGATACGACAGGTGCAATTTCTGTAAATACAACTACAATTCAGGCTCGTGTAGCAAATGTTTCAGATACAGAAATTGGATATCTTGATGGCGTAACATCAGCAATTCAAACACAGCTTGGAAATAAGGCTGATTCTTCAAGTCTTACAACTCACACAGGTGCAACAGAAGCACACGGAGCAACAGGTGCGGTAGTTGGTACAACAAATACACAAACACTTTCAAACAAGACATTTAGCGATGCAGTAACTTTAAGTGGTTCAGGAGACTTTACATTCACTGGTACCAATAACGTTGTTCTTGCAGCAGGTGCTGGATATAATGTTAAAGTTGGAGCAAACAGAATAGCTACAGTAGCTGACAAGTTGTCCGTATTTGCTGCAACATCTTCATCAGAACTTGCTGGAATCATGTCTGATGAGACTGGTACTGGAGCGCTTGTTTTTGCTAATACACCAACACTTGTAACACCAAATATTGGTGCTGCAACTGGTACATCTTTGGTTCTTTCAGGGGACCTAACAGTTAACGGTACAACAACTACAATTAACTCAACAGAAATCACAGTTGACGACAAAAACCTTACACTTGGTTCAGTAGCATCTCCAACAGATGCAGGCGCTGACGGTGGTGGTATTACTCTTAAGGGTGCTACAGACAAGACCATTAACTGGGTAGATGCAACTGATGCATGGACCTCATCAGAGCACATGAACCTTGCTTCTGGCAAGGATTACTACCTAAACGGCACACTAGTAACTGCTGCAACACAGACTCTTACAAATAAGACAATCAGCGGTGCAAATAATACACTTACAGTACGAATTGCAAACGATGTTTCTGGTCTTGGAACTGGCGTAGCCACATTCCTTGCAACACCATCTTCTGCAAACCTTGCAGCAGCATTAACTGATGAGTCAGGAAGTTCAACAGTAGCATTTACTACTAGCCCAACTTTCATCACTCCAACTCTTGGTGCAGCAGCAGCAACATCTATTGGATTTGCTGATTCTCTAACAGGATCTGCAACTGCAACTGCTGGAACTTCAGCAACAACAATTGATACATTCTCAGCAACAACATATACTGCTGCTAAGTATGTAGTTCAAATGAAGAAGGGCACTGACATTGAAGTAATTGAAATGTTGGTAGCAGTTGACGGATCAAACAATGTTTACGTAACAGAGTACGCTGATGTAATCAGCAATGCTCAACTAGGAACAACAGATGCAGTTTATTCTGCAGGAAATGTTCTTCTACAAGTAACCGCCGCAGCAGCAGATACTGCTGTTAAGGTAAGCAAGACCTACATCAAAGCATAATTGAGAAAAGGAGCCAACTGTGGTAGCACCATCAACAACAACCAATAAAGACTTTAAGGTAAAACACGGCCTAGAAGTAACACAAGGCGGTAGTTTTGGTGGAACTGTCACAGTTGGTACCCCTACTCAAAATACACATGCAACAACAAAGCTATATGTAGATAGCAAGGGAGCGGTTGCTGCACCAGCATCAACAGCCCCAGCAACTCCAGTAAATGGACAGTTATGGTTTGATACAGTATCACGCCATATATCCGTATATTCTACTGACGCTGCTGACTGGATTATGATTGCAACATTTTCAGATACCGCTGATCTTAGACAGCATATCCACGACACTGCAATTGATGGAACTGGGCTTATTGTCTCAATATTCCAAGATGCAGGATTTTACGACTCAATCTTTACATCAACTGAAATTGCAGGATTCTATGACTCAGATTACTGGAATAATAGTTATGACGGCGGAAGCCCATTAGACAATTTTAGTTAATATCTGGTATAATTCAACTATATAGTTAATTATTAAAAATAATGTAAGATAATTACCTAAACTATTAATAAGGAGACTATAAATGGCAACAAGAATGCAACAGCGCAGAGGTACTGCTGCTCAATGGATTTCAACAAATTCCGGCAACGGTCCAATTCTCAATGCTGGTGAAATCGGATATGAGACCGATACAAATAAATTTAAAATTGGTGATGGAACAAATCACTGGATTGACCTTGATTACTTTGTTGATGCTAACTCAACAGTAAACCCTGCTTTCGGCTCAAGCATTACATTTGAAGGTGCTACAGACAATGCTTTTGAGACTACTCTTGCAATAACAGATCCTACAGCGGATCGGACTATTACATTCCCTAATGCTACTGGAACAGTGGTTTTGTCGGACGGCAGTGGAAATGTTACAGTATCAGGAGATTTAACTGTAAGTGGTACAACTACTACTATTAACAGCACAACAATTAATGCTACAACAGGAATTATTTTTGAAGGTGCCACAGCAGATGCTTTTGAAACAACATTAACAGTTACAGATCCTACAGCAGATAGAACTGTTACATTTCAAGATGCAACAGGAACAGTTGTCCTAAGAGATTCAACAGATACTCTAACAAACAAGTCAATTTCACTTGGTTCAAACACAGTTACATCAACACTTGCTCAGTTAAATACTGCAGTATCTGATGCTGAC